CGTGGATTATTAACCCTTCAATTCCTATTGCCCAAACAGAAGAAATCATTTATCACAAAGATGGCAATAGGGTTAAACCTAAAAGAGAGTACTTCCTCAAGCACTACCCCGACGTTTTCAGCAACCTACCAGCTTGGAAAGGAGAATAGATGGATGCCACACATTAAGGTTCACGAATTAAAGATACAGCATCAGTATTATTGGGATGTTATAGGTGGCTTTAAAACAGCCGAGCTTAGAATGAACGACCGAGATTTTAAAGTTGGAGATATGGTAAAGCTATTAGACCCCTTGAATAAAGGGCTATACACGCTACTTATAATAACCCATGTTTGCGACTATCCCGACGCATTAAAAGAGGGCTATGTGATGCTTTCATTTAAGATGATACACTCCCTGAACTGTTCAAGGAAAGGCATGATTGTCCCAATTATAGAAGGAGCAACCACCCAATGAAAAAAACAATAACGTATAAAGGCAACATCTTTACTTACACGCTACATGATTGTAAAGATGAAGGCAACGGAGAGAAGGGCTACATTGCATTTGTTGACTTATTTAAGGGTTGTGTTACTTCTACACAAGGTAATAGCATCCGAGAGCTTGAGAAGCAGGTTAAATTAGCTATTAAAGATTGGTTAAAAGCTGAAACAATAACCAATGAAGAACGACAAGAACTTGAATCACTTAAAAGCCTTGTAGAGTCAAGGAATTTTTTCTTTAAAACACAAGCTGATAGCATTACTGATGAGTGGGTGAATGAAGGGTTTAAAAATTGGGAAAATACGCTTAATTCTAATACGCCTTTATCTCCATATGACTCTATGAAATTAGGATTTAAAGCAGGTATACAATACGCACTTAAAACACAAACGGAAGGTGAATAGTAATGCAAAAAGCAGAATGGAACGCAACCCAATTTTTAGAAGAATTGGATATGAAAATAAAAAATGAAGAAGTACTTCATCAGATGGAACTTGGAAAGCGAGACCTTGCAATGGTTAGTGCTGGTTTGCATTTAGGTAAAATGCAGGCATATGAAGAGCTGAAAGAGCTGTTAGAAAAATTGTTTAAAGATAACGCCGTGGAGGGTGAATAAATTCTTACATTAAACAACATCCAAGAAGCCCATGAGTTTTTTACTAAACTTGACCCTATTAAAAGGGAAAAGTATCTTTGGAATGGATTGAAGGCAATAGGCAATGACAATGCTGTGATAACGGAGGCTGATATTCGTTTAATTTTAGAAAATGATATTACTCTTTTTGATAAGCCTAGTTATGTCCATTGGTCAAATCGTAACAAACCATCATTTCCTATTACTATCTTTAAAAGTAAAAAAGAAGCAAAATAATACTACAGAAATAAAGAAAAGAGGTAAACATATGCCTTACAAGTCATGTGAAGAAACGGTACAATCCATTGTACAGATGAGAGAGCATATCAAAGAGGGTACATACTGGGATTGCGAACAAATCGACAACCTCAACCAGTATGAAAAGAAAGCATGGGATAGCCTAGAGGAAGAGCTTAACGCATTGCTTGAAAAGGTGCAAGATGTCAAACGCCGTGTTGATAGAGGCATTGGTAGAAAAACAGACGATATGTTATAATAAAGTAACGCTTTTTAAATCAACAATGGTTAGGAATAATTCTTAACGGCGTTTTGGTAGGCGGGCTAACTTAGTGTTACTACCGTTGATGATACCCCTGTTATTTAATAATGGGGGTGTCATGCTTTTTATATATCCTTACTATTTAACCTAACACCATAATTTAACGCCGTGTCGTCAATCCTAGAATCGCCTGTATGCCTTTGTTTTAGCGTTCAGGGTATAATGTAACCCATTGAAAGGAAAACGTATGTATCTTAAAAAGAGAAAAATACAGCATCGTGTTACCCCACAAGATTTTTACAATATGGTTAAAGAGTTTCTGTTTGACTATAGGACATTAAAAGAAATAACCAATTTTACCAATACAGGGTATTCTACAGCCATACAAAAGCTACGTTATCTTGAAGATACACAATTATTAGAATCTACGTTTATTAACTCCGCTAAAAAGTTTGGTGCTTTAAAAGTCTATAGATTAAAGCGGTCAGATGTGCTATAATAGTATTATACACTACTGTTTTTCCTTTCTGAAATAATAACAATTTGGCTTATATTTTTATAGTATAAGCCTTTTATTTTACCCTAAGAAGGGCTAGCCCATGCCAGAGAAACTAACAATCTTATTCCCACGCACAATAGAAACGCATCAAGATTATATTCTATCAGTTACTATTTTACAGTGGTGGTCTATTTGCTACTATCAATGTTGTTATGCAGAAGAAAATATGCCAGAAGTGCCAGATGATATTAATGATATTCTATACGATAAAGTTGAGGCATGGGAAAAAGCAAACCCAGACAAAATAAATCCTTGGTCAACAACCCAGCACGGAGATTATGTAGCTTTAGTTGATGATGAACGTAAAGCCCATATTAGACATCTTTATGTGCAGATTCAAAACGGCTTGTTAAGATTGGAGCAAGAACAATGCTAACCATGTTGTACCCTCGTGAGATAACAAATAATCACGAATATATGCTATGCGTTTACATTCTACAATGGTGGTCAATCTGTTATTACCAGTGTTGCTATGCAGAGGAAGATATGCCAGAAGTGCCAGACGCAGTCAATGACTACGTTTATAGAATGGTTGAAGATTGGGAAAAAGCCAACCCCCATAAGATTAACCAATGGTCAACAACACAGATGGTAGGGTACGGAGAGATGATTGACGATGAACGTAAAGCGATTATTCGGGCAACATACATAAAAGTACAAAACTTCTTAAAAAAGAAGTACGGCATTAACTAGCCTCTTGTTTTTTCAAGCACTGATTGAGTAGGTGCATCATTGGTAGTTACATTGTTAGTATTGGTAATAGCAGAAGGGTTTAATACACTAACAAGTCCTTCTAAATAGCCAACCCTTCCTACCAATGTTTCTATTTTATCAAACATCTTGGCGTTACTTTGTTCACATTTAACTCTGCTTTCAACCTGTTGTTTGTTTGAATCGGTCTGTTGTTTGTGTAAATAAATTACCGCAGATGCCATTACTGCCATACCGCCGTAAAAAATTTCGTTTGGAATTTCCATATTAAAACACCTTTAGTTCAATAGCCTTAACACCTTGTTTGGCTAAATTTTGTAACCACTGATATAACGAAACTACTGTTCTTTTTCTGCTGTTTGTATTCCATAACAACACAATACACCCAGCCGACCCCAGATACCTATTTTCACCGTGTAAGCCTATCCACCATCTTATTTCTAATGCGTTATGCCCACGGATAATATCTGTTCTGGTTAGGCTATCACTAATAGGAAAGAATAACCCAATACCGTCGTTGTTTAAATCGCCCTTGGGGTCTTTAGTTGGGGTTGTGTGGATGTATAGCTTACCACTACCTACTTCTTTGTTTGTTGGTATTGCCCCCATGCTTCTAACCCACGGTGCGTTTAAATAGCCAGCTTGCCCAGAACGCACAGGCAACTGTTTAAACACAGGCACACCTTTCGCATTCTGAATGGTAAATAACCCTTTTTGTTTATCATACCAAGCGGTGTAGGTGGTCATAGGCTAATCCTCATGTTAATAAATCGGCGTTTTATGCAAATAACGTACAAATAAAAATTACCTTTAAAAATGCTTGTTTACAGACTTTTACCAGTGGTCTTACAAAGAAAATGCAAACAAATAAGTGAACAAATACTTGCATATTTGATGATATTAAAAAAAGGCGTGCTAGCCAAGAAAGGAACGCTAGCACACCGAGGACAAAAGAAAACTAAGCCCCACTCCCATTATTTACACCCAAAGCATCTGCCATTTCTAACACTTTTTCATTGTTAGCAGGATGTTCTTTTTTCAACAATTCTGGTAACGCAATTTCAAACGCCCACCGTATGATAGGCAACCAATCTACGCTTTTTAATAATTGTAGTATATTTCCAATCATTTGACAACCTCCTTATGCAGGTACTTTATAACGGCTCATTAGTAACGGTAACGTCTCTGTTAAAAATTGTGTTTCAGGATTCGTATTAGAAGCCGCAATAATTGCGGCATAGAGCCTTCCAAAAAATCCAACGTGCGGTTGTGCAGGTGAACCATATAACAACTGGCAAGGGGCATACAGTGGGTCAGATGTTGGAGAATCTACATAATTACCACTTTGCAATAATTCAATGTATCTAATATCGCTGTTATTGTAATCTTCCCAATCAGTTGTTACTTGTGTGCCATTGCAATAAATTTTATACCGTATAAACGTACGAATGGTTAAATTAGATGAAACACTAAGGCTAAACGTACCAGTAGTAGTAGTTGACCAAATGTGCATCATTGTAGAGTTTTTTCTACCTTCACCTACACCTGCCACATTTATAGCGGTTACTAATGCATCAAGTACATTGGTAGTAGTGTTACCTGCTTGTGCATCATAGAAGAAAGTTGTACCATTTACTGTAACACTATACCTTTCACCTACTGTAACACTAGTAAGTTGTACACCACAAGTTTTTAAGGCTGTTGTGTTTTGATTGTACAAATCCAATATAGTAGTAAGTACAACTTTTTTACGCAATGGAAACATTGGCATAATAGTATGTGCAGGTATAACGTTACTTGTACCAATTAAGCCAGTATCAAAACCACTTTCGTTAGTCCCCATATACCATAAATATTGACCGTAAAATCCATTGTTTGCAGATGGATTACTAAAATCATATTGAGCGTTATCTAAAACTAAAGCGTTAGATGGGTTGCTAGAAGTAGTAGGGCTTGTTGCTACAAAAGCATCTGCATCTGCCTTGTTTTGGAATAGCCACCCTCTGGTAGAACTACCAGTAGGATAAGGCACTCCCCAGAAACTATCAGCATTGGTTAATCGTCTACCCAGTGTTGTACAGTACGGATATACCGCATTATATGCCATTTTAATTCTAACAGGGTAAGCTCTTAATGGTAATGTTGTTGCTATAAATGTGCCATCTTTACCACTAGAACCAGTAGTAAACATTCCTGCAATACCTTTAGTAGCAGAGTTGCATAAACCACCAGCACCATAAGTGCTAGTCATACTAGCTATTTCTGCGTTTGTAATACCATGAATACTACTTGCATACATACCAGTGTTGATTGTTTGGTTAATAAATCTTTGAGCACCAGTACCGTTTAAACTACCAATTAACCATTGTATAGGATAATCCAAAGAACCAAAATAATGCTCTTCTGGTTTACTTGCTAAGCCAGCATACATGGCGATATAAAATTCACCGCTTCCTGTTAATGAACCAGTTGTGTAGGTAATAGCATTGGTATTTGCTTTGCAATCAGCATAAGTTGGGTGCAATGAAAAAGTAGTACTGGTAATCCCACGCAACCAAACGGTATTACGGCTTGGTGTAGTTAATCCATTATATACTGCTAACCCTTGTGGTAATGTACTCCAAGACGGCTTAGTAACCGTTACTTCTGTAAACCCGTTAGTTGCTGTGCCTACAGGGAAACCATGCCCTAATGGTGTTGTAAAAACACCTGTAGAAGCGTTTATTTGAATACCACCAACTGTTATATTGCCATTTGCACCTTGTGTTGTACTTGCAGTATAGGTAAAGGTATTAGCATTCCTAACTTTTGTAACAGTAAACGTCCCTGTTGCAGTAGCAGGCGTACCAGTGGTTGCAGTAACATATACCGTTTGACCAACAAGAAAACCGTGGTTGCTATTGGTTACAACAACAGCTCTACCGTTAAATGTTAAACTACCACTAGTTGTTTGTGAACTACTAGATGTATAAGTAAACGTATTTTCTGTTGGCACTGTTTGTATAGTAAAAGTACCTGTAGCCGTTGTGCCACTAGCAACAGATGTAACGACTATTGATTGACCTTGACTTAATCCATGCAATGGTAAATCAACAGTAACTGTAGCATTGCCGTTTTGTTGGTATGTGCCTGTTTGAATTTGTGTGTATGTACCAGTTACAGGAGGTATAACAATAGCTTTACGCAAATCAAATATTGGCTCATCATCAACATAACAAACGTTACTCATTACAATATAGCGTTTATTGGCAAATCTTTCTCTAAATGGCGTTTTATTCCCAACTTCATCGAAAGCGGTATCCATTTTTTTACCAATACCGTTACCGTGAACAGTTGTAACGCTTGTAATTTCTGCTAAGTTACCAGCAATGTTAAGATATTTAACGCCGTCTGAATCGGTCAATATCTCAATTTTACTGTTAGGATTCGTATCTGTGTTTTTTAATGGCGTAGCAAAGCCTGCTTTATTAGTTACTAAATTACATAATGGATTAGTAAAAATAGTATGGGTACCAGTGCCGCCATTTGCCAACATGATTTTTTTAGCACCTGCATACAAAAATACACAAGGCAATAACTTTTTAAATGGTACATATCTATGTAATCCATCTACATAAGTACCGCTAGCCTCTGGATATAATTCAAGCTGTGTATTAGTGGCATTATTAATTGCATAATACCGAGTGTTAGGCTGTAATGTGCCACCACCAACAATACTAGGCATTGTTCCTGTAGAACTAAAATAAACAGGTACGCCAACTCTGGAAACGCCTGCAGTTTCAATATCTGGTACGGCGTAAGTAAACCCTAGGTTTAGGTTAATGTTCCCTGTGCCTGTATCCACATTAGCACTGGTAAACGTTTGATTAACTTGAGTTGTTACCGTATCGGATGCGTCTACATCGTGGTATGTAATTAACCCTGTTAAACCTGTTATAGTAGTAACAGTTAAATCCGCGAACGCATCCAAACTTAATAAACCAGAACCACCTAGCCCACGGTTAATAGCAACTTGCCCAAATGCTTCGAGCATAATATGGGTGTTTTGCGTTAAGCCTATTAACACACCCACCATTGCATGGGCGGTAATGATAAAATTAGCTTGCCCTGCTATTGCTTGAGATAATAACACACTAGCGTACGCATCTAACAACAAGTTTTGAGCTACACTAATACGGTAATCAATCGATAGCATCGCCTGTGCGTCAAACATCAACGCACTTTCAGCCTTTAACCTGTAAATAACAGGGGAACTGTAAATAAACTGTGAATCGTCTATTACCTCAACTACAATAAACTCACGCCATGTTAATAGCTCGTTATTGGCATATTTTGCAGTTGCTACAAACCGAACCACATCATCAAATAAAACAGTAGAAGATAAAAGGTTAAAAGTTGCCAACCCTGTTACGTCGTCATAATCAATAGCACCAATACCAAACCCAGCCGTATTATGTAAAAATACAGGCGGTTCAATAGGATAGCCACCGTTGTTTAAAGGAAATTGAACTTGTACTTTTCGTACTTCATTTTTCCCCTTAATAATCTCAAAAACGTCCGAGGATTGGCAACTCATTTTATCTAACCTTTCACACCAAACGTTAAAGCGGATACAGGGAAAGACAAACCACTGTTTGCATCAACGGTATAGCTTTTGGTTTTGCCATAACGAATATCTGCGTTAGTAATAGTTGCAGAACCAACTACCGCAAACGTAAACGTATTGGTTGTTACGGATGCTACTGCGTAGGTCTTATCTGCATTGCCTGTATTAAAGAACCGCACATAAACACTATCAGAGGTCGTTAATCCGTGGGCAGGGCTATTAACAGTAACTGTTGTACCGCTTTGGCTATAAGTAATCCCATCTACAGGTGTATCAGTGAATGGGAAAGCCATTGCACAAGTACCACCAGTTAATGCAGAAAATAACCCCCAACCTACAACCGTACCCCAGTTAGCACTAGCCGTTGGGAAGTTTAACGCACCGTTATTAGCTAACTGTGTGAACCCTCTACCAGTTACTGTAGTGTTGCCACTAGCTGTTGGGAAACCTGCATCGGATGCTAACCGTGCGTAAGAACCACCTGTTACTTCCGTACCGTTTGAATTTTCAGCGTTCGTTGGCAAGGTAGTAAATAAGCCTAAATGATAACCAGCATTAACCAGCATATCTAAAATGGTTACATATAAATTTGCAGAAACTGCCATTATGTAATCTCTCCCTCTGTAAATGATAAAGTAATTAAATTAACAGGTAGTTCAAGTGCTATTACCTCCTGTTCTAGTGGTAATGCAATCGTCGTATCTGGTAATTCAAGTGTGATAACGTCTGTTGCCATGCTCTCTCCTATTATATCATATTACTTTATTTTTAGTAATGCCTGTACTACCATCCTTTTACAACCATTATACAAGCAGGTATATTCGGTACAGGGCTAGATGCAGGTAAATAGCTTAATTCATATTTACTGTTAGCACTTGCTATACACATAACCTCAATATAATCATTAACTGATAAGTTTTCAGCTATTAAAAAATTAGGAACAGAAGTATAGCCAACGTGATTATTTATAATGTTAATAGCACTATTAGTAATAGCAGTTGAGCCGTTTTTTCTTAACCAAAATGTGCAACTATCACCTGTATTGCTTAAAGCAGTAATTTGTGGCTGTAAATTAAACTCATAAGTGCCAGCTTCAGTTACTGTAAACCGTGTTGTATTGCTACTTGTTGAATGCGTTACTGTACCACTAATTAAATCATTAACACCAAACGGTATAGCCGTAGCGGTTGTTGTAATAGCCGTTGTAACCAACAAAGAAGCCCTTGCGTGTGCTTTAATACCCCTACCAGTGGCTACTTGCTTCCAGTTTGCGTTAGCAGTGGTCGGTGTGCTGTTGGTGTTGCCTGTAACGCATACCCAGCCAGTGTTAGTATGGTTTACAAAATTGCCAACTGTATAAGCCGTTGTAGCGTTCCATAAGGGGATGCCATTCTGCAATGAGTGGTTAATCTTTTCACCAAAGCCTTGCAACAATGAATTAAAATGTTGAGCTGTTGGGATGTCTTCAACGGCGTAACCAGTTTGTAGCAACCCTAACGGTGGAGCTACTACCGCCCCTACAGGTGGGTCATACGCCATTGTAGATAATAGCGTGCTAGTTCCTATTTTTTGATATGTTTCTGCCATTGTAGGAACTCCTAACTCATCATGTTATAGTTAATTTTTTGTAATTTTATAGAAGTTTGCAATCCTGCTTGACGGCACATTTTGTAGCTTCTAGTTGAATTAACAATAAGTTCTGCACTGTTTGTACCTCCGAAAATGTCTAAGCGAACAACATTATAAGTGCCAAATGGGTAATTTGTTGCCTCAAACGGATAGAATAACAACTGCCCACTAGTCGAACCGTCTGGAATGTCAAAAAACTCAAATGTAGCTGATACTGAATTGACACCTAAAACCGTCGTTAAATTAAGAGTTTGAGGGCTTGCGTCATTGCCTGTTACCCCTCCATTATGCACAGGATAAGGATTGTTAAACAAAGCCATATTATGGCTTAATAACTGCTTGCCCAGAAAAAACCCACTTGAATCTGTTTGAAAATCAACAGGGTATAATCTCTTTAAACTCATACCACTAGGAAGGGTAGGCGATGTTGAAGATAATGATAAAACCGCTCCTACTATAGATGTTGTAGGGTTTTTTAAAAGCCAAAGATAGTACACACTGTTAGCTTGAGGTGTACCAGTATCCAACTTGTTTAAGCCTGTACCACTACCAGCGGAAAAGTTAATAGTAACATTAGATGCAAACTCTATTAAATTAGTTCTATCTTCATTAGGTATTTTGAACCCTGCTTGTATTTGCAAACTTGTTGTTGTCGGCATCTGCACTGGTAATCCAACAGGAGTAGCCATAAGTTTAAGCATTGTTAAATTTTGTTCGTCTAATTCGCTTTTTTTAGTCATTTTAACCCAGTTGCTATTTAATAAGCTAGGAGCGGAGTTAGTATTCGCAGTAATACACAACCAAGCGTCGTTAGAATAAGTAACCATATTACCACTAGCATAAGTGGTTGTGTTGTTCCAATATGCTATCCCATTTTGCAAGCAATGGTTAATTTTTTGCCCTAGTTGGTTCATTTGAAAGTTAAAGTATTGGCTAGGGGGTTTTTCTTGCGGTTGCCAGCCTATGTTTGTTTTAGGTGTGCCACCAACTAAAGTAGTATCTGTATTTACTTTAGTGCCACTATTAGCCCATGTTCTAAGTAAACCACTTGTGCCTATTTCAAAATCAACCATTTTTAAGCCCCTTTAATAAGCTAAACTAAACCTATCATACCATATCCAGCGTTACTATCGCTAGTGCTTCCAAAACCGCCAACGTTAGCTCCGCCGTTAAAACCAAACACCTTCCCATTTTTAGGGTTGGGTTGTATAGCTAAAATAAGCTCAACACCTTTAGCTACAGTTAAAGTTTGCCTTACAACCTCAATAGCTACACTGTTAATAAAATAAGGGAATAAAACTAAAACTCCACCTGCATACGGAAAAGCTAAACTGTACTTGCCAAACATTACCATCCCAAACTGCTCGAGTTCTCGAACTGTTCCGATTGTATTGTTAGCGTGTATTTTCCCTTTTAATACTAGCCTATAATCGCCATCATTTAGTTTGGCAACGCTTGTAGCTCCTGAATTAAACCGCCCACCTACAAGCAAGTTAGCAGTATCACCAAAGCCAACGTTACTATCATATTCTGGTTGGGGGTCTGTATTGTTTCCAAGGGTAAATACTCCCTCTTCGTAAATATCCGAATTGTTAAAACTGTTAGGGCGTGGTTGTACAATAATCTTACCAATGCCGTCTAATTGTACGCCTGCCATTGCGTCAATATCGTACAAGTCATACAAAGGGGTTATACCATTTAATACCGCTATCATAGGGTTGTCTATTAACGCTTCAAACAACGCTATTAAATTAACACTATTCTGATACTGACTAATTAACCGTTGACGTGTTCCAGCCATAAGGTTATGTCTCCGTTACGGTTATATTGGCATCCACAAATGAGCCTAACTGGTTTTTGTTAATCGTCAACGTAGCGGATGCACCATTTACCGTTAATGTATCAATCTGCATCCCAGCAATCGTATTTAAAGGGCTAAATAAACGGCTGTAAACAATATCTTGCCCAATTTTTAACGTTTGCCCATAAGCTACTAACGCATCTTTCATTAACTGCTCCCCATTGTTAGGAAAGTTGCTATTTTCTGTTTTAGTATAGGTAATAACAACCGTTGGTGTTACAAGCGTTGGTCTATCAAAACGAACAGTTAAATTACTACCAGTAAATGGGGAAGTAACAAACCCAGTGGTTGCCCCTCTCGTTCCAATTCCTGCAACGTTACGGCTTGCAATAGCTTCTAATATCTCTGTAGAACTACCACCCTTTACTACTGCCCATATCGTGTTAGGAAGCGTACCATCTGCATCTGTTAAGTGGGTGTTGTTTTCATAAACGACCGCATCTGTTACTTCAGGAATAGTTAGTAATGCGGTTAAAATGCTTAACTCAACGGTATCAGTTCTTCGTAAACGTAAATCTGCATCTGTTTCAATCTCAACCCCTGCAACACCAGCCACTAAGTTATTAACGGCATCCCACCCAGCAACAGGTGTTTTAATAGCAGTAATAGCCCCTACAGGCAAGTTATTAACCCCTGTTTCGGTACACTCAACATCTACTAAATTACCCACTTGAACAATGCTTAAATTACCAGTGGTTGTTACGGCAAAATTAGTTACAGTATTGTTAATTGTTAATTCTTCACCTACACGCAAGGCACTCGCACCAATTAACACTACTAAACTATCTACTAATGCTGTTTTGCTTTCCAAACCAGTAGCTGTAACCGTGTAGGGTGTACCGTTAATGGTTACTGTATAGTTACCAGCAACCACGGTGTTAATCTGTATCTTAGCAAAACGTGTAGCACTAGCGGTTAGTGTTACAGTATCCATTATAATATAGTCTTTATTTAAAATAGTATCAGTTACAAGGTTAGCTTCACCAATAACTGTACTCACTACACCGTATAGTATAACCGTACCAGTGGTAGGTAACGCAGGAAGCCGTGTAATGTTGGTAAGGGAACAAACCCTATCTAAACTAATCCCAGTGGCACTGTCGGGATAGCTAGAAGCGTAAATAGCCAGTCCTGTATCCCACGCTTGAGCCTCTCTCTCAGAAGCAATGCCCACTAATTGTCCAAAGGCACTTTCAGGTGTTAAATCAATATCTGCACCAAATAGCTCTTTTAGCTTATCTTCTAATTCTGCTTTGCACTCAAGCAATGTTTTAGCAATAAAGCCTGTTTCAGTTAATCCGTAAACCATTAAAGCGTCTCCTCTATGGCTATAATTTCATCATCCGCTTTAACTTTAAATTGAATTGTTGCTACTCGTTTGTTTGAATCAATCAACAAATTAAATTCTTGTAATTCTTGCACACCAGCTGTTGATGTAATCGCTCTAATTAACAAACTTCTAATAACTGTTTCAGGTGTACCCTTTGCAAAAATGGTTTCATACCAAGGCAACCCATGCTCCGTATCTAAAAACCATTCTTCTACTTTAGATAATAACGCCTGTTTCAGCCGTTGTCTTACCAGGTCAACACCACGCACTAGCCCTAAATCACGCCCTACTAGCTTAATATCATGGGTTGTAGTATCAAGTAATAAATCAACCATTGATTGGGTTTCCTGTTACACCGCCACCAGTTTGTACGCCAGTGTGTTTATGCGTATCAAATACTATTCCGTTAATTGATACAATAGGGCTTACTATATCTATTCTACCACTATTTATAGTAATACTGCTAGCACCGTTTTTCAACTGCAACCCACTAATGCTAGATGCTCCTAAGTTGTGCGATTGTGGTAAAAATACCGCATCCGTAAAAGCGTGTTGTCTCAATGAATCAGGAGGGGCTTTGCTTAACTCTGCTACCCAGTTGCTAATATCATAATCAGCAAACATACAATAGCCCCAATCCCCACGCTTTAATGGGTAGGTAATAGAAACATCCCCAGCCCTCATCCACATAACAGGTACATCCGTTATAGGGGCAAATTCTCTTAAGTCATCATCAGGCATCGGTTGGTGGATGCTTAAAATAACCGTTGCTGTACTATTGGCAGGGTTATAGCTTTCAATCTGTGCAGGAATACCAACACGCAACCTATTAAGGGTATCATTTTCGCTACGTTGCATCAATTCTGCTAATTCCATTATGCTTTCCTCTCATACACGGTTGCTATGGTTAAAAAGTCATCTATTCGGTTTCCGCCGTAGTGTTCTATCTCATCCACTACAAAAATACCACTGTGAAACTTGCTTTTTAGCTCCACTAAATCAAAAGGGTTTAATTCGGGGCGTAACAACATGGTTAGTTTAAACCCAGCTGTTTTTGCTTCTTCTGTTGGTAATATCTCTGTTACTTCAATGGTATTTTTACGGTTGTCTGGTCTACCTTGTTTAACATAATAAAACTCCCCTACAACCTTTTTCTTTTTAGCTCGTTTTTTACGTCTACGTCTAACAAGCGTAACACCTTTTGTTACTTTCTCTTTTAATACCCTTGGTTGCACACGTTCTGTTGTTAATGTAGTGTCTATCTCTTCAGGAAGCGATAATAACCCATTCTGTGGCGTGATTAAAAGCGTTGTAGTACCTAAGCCTTGTCCATACTTGGCTATAACTATGGTATCGTTAATAATGCCCCATGTAGCCCCTACTTCACTTAATAGGTCTGTTAAGGCTTGGTACGCTGTGCCTGTATGGCTATAACCAGCCTTTAGGGGCTTGGTTAGGTTAATCGTGTAAGGTCTTAATGGTAAACCCAACTGCTTAACCAACGCATTAACCACTGTTGCAACGCTTGTACCAGCTTTGAATGAAAGGGCTATCTTCTTATTTTTTAACGCATTAAACCCATCTAAGCATTCAATCCTAGTGATGGATTCGGGTGGTTGCCAAGATGTTACTGCCCTTGTTACATCCATATCTGCTAGCAGTATTCGCTCCGTATCATACCCAACGAACAACCTTATTTTAGCACCGTTTGCATTTAATAGCTTGCGTGTACTTTCAGATAGGTTTTTAATCTCAATACTTAAATCATTCGGTACGGTTGACCGTGTTTTTTTACAGTTAAAGCTCAAATCCATATCAGCATTAACAAAGGTACTGATACCTCCACTAATAATGTTTAATTGGCAAAAACGGTTAAACTGTTTCATAAATTAACACCGATTCTACAGGGTCAAATATCAAATAACCATCGGGATTCCATTCGTTACGGCTTCTAAAAGCAAACCGCACGTTAGGTAACACACGCATCCCAGCTTCCAGTACTTCACCATCGCTAGAAAGTAAATCAAACACATAAAAGGCTTCTTCGGTTGCAGGGCTAATTTTACGCCCACGGATGATATAAACCGACTCGTCTAAAATCGTTTCATATTCCCAAAAATCTGTATCTTGAAAAAAAGGTAATGCTATAGTCATTAGGGAAATGGCAACCTCGCTCTTATTTTGCTTAAAATACTCATAGCCCTGTTACTAGCAACCGTGCCTTGCTTTCTACCTTTATTAACCTTACCGCCTGTTGTAAGGCTTGCTACACGGTCTAATAGGGTTACTTGTATCATATCGCAACTAAAAAACAACGCATCGCCACTATCGGCGTTTCGAGCAATGTTGATATTCTCAATCATCATGTTAGTGTAGGTTTCAAGCCCCATTACTACATCTATCGGCGTGCGTTCTAAGTGCATCTGTCTAAGCGTTTCGTAGGCTTCTAACCGTGGTAATGTTTTATAGGTATTTTTAATAGTGTTTAAAATATCTCTAGGGTTAGTTACTGCCGTTTTTACTATGTTGCTTAGGTTTTGTAATGCCCTAGCAGGGTCTGAATCGCTTACAATGCCTGTAACGCTTAACTTCAATGGTTCATTAAACGCATGGTCTGTTACACTCTCCCCTGTTTCAATCGGGGCAGTTGTAACGTTTGTAGATAGCGTTATATTCTCATCCACGACGCAATCGATAGCCAATGAACCTATTTTCTTTTTATCGAGAATACCAGTAGCGGATAAGATGGTTATTAGTGGCATTAGTGTCCCACACTCCCTTTTTGTATAGCAACTCTTGCATGGTTGGCTATATTTTGCCCAGCTTGCTTTTGTTGTGCAGGCGTACCAGTTCCACCTTGAACCGTTATTTTTTGGCTTATATTCGTAACCGACCCTCCGCCTAATTGCTTCGGATAAATAATAGGCGTTCCTAATAAACCAGCTTTCCCTAATATAGAATTTGAGTAGCCTTCACTTCTTAATTGGTCTGTTGTAGCCCCTAATTTTCTTCTGTCTCTTAAAGAATTAACCGTATTATTAACGTTAAAATCGTTAATTGCATTAAAACCTGAACCAATGGTAGATACTAATGATGCGATTAAAGTCAAAGGGGATATTAAAGACTCTAGTGTTTGCTTCATTAAACCTAATGCTAAAATACCAGCAGGGCTAGTTAATGTGTCCGCTATAGGTTTACTATCTTTTAATGCGGTATTTATAGACTTTAAAACGTCTTTAGTGTCTTTCAATGCTTTTGTAAAAATGTTTATATCTTCAGGTTTGCTGATTTCAGCCATAAACCATGCTAATAAATCATTTAAGTTTTTAAAGAATATATTGATATTCGTACCAATTAACGCTTTATTAGCATCTGCCCATTCAAAAACTTTTGCAACGGCTTTATCTAAATTGGAATAGAACGAATCTAATTCAGGCATTTTAACAGATTCTTTAAGGTTTAAAGAAAACTTTAAAAGCCCTACGCCTGCTTTGTTTAACGTTCTATCCAGTGTGGGGGGTAACTTGTTAAATTCTGCGTCAATTTCAGGTAATATCTTTAAAAATCTAGGGAAAATATCTTTAATTAAATAAGCAGGGCTATCTTTGGTCTGCTGTCTTATCTTAAAGGTCATTGCCTCTCTCGTTGTACCCATCGCCTTAGCAATCTTAGTAGCAACCGCAGGTAAGCCATCAACAATAGAGTTCCATTCTTGTGCTTGGATATAAGCACCGCCAAACATCTGCCCTAGTTGCCGTAAAGCCCCTTGTTGTGCTGCCCCACCTTCACTAAAAGCAGAAAGTTTAGCCATTGCCCCAGTAAACTGTGTTATTTGCTCTGTTGTAGCCCCTAGCCCCTGCTTACCCATGCTTAAACGGTTGAAAATCTCCTCAATAACACCAATTTCACTACCAGTTTGAGCAGATATATCCAGCAGTTCTTTAAAGTTTTTTGATGCGTTTTTAGTGTCCCCTGTTATAACGCCAATTTTAGCGATAGACATATTAAGCCCATCGTTTGCTCGTAAGATGTTTACCGCTGTTTGACGTGTTGCCTCTGCAATGTTGTAGAATAATTGATAAGCATCTTTCAGTAATTGCACGTTAAAGTAGGTATCAGCTAATGAGAAGCCACTACCACCGCCAGTTGGAGTGGGTTGTAATGATTGATTTTTAAATAAATCTAATTTTACTTTTCTTGCATGGCTAACCAAATCTTCACTTCCAGTACGATTTAATTTCATGCTTGGAAACATTCTGAGCGTTCTATCACGCTGTCCTATTGAACCACGTTCTAACCATTGTTGATACCGTTGTTCTTCTGTATAACGCTTATTTCGTCTATCATCCCAACGTTTTTGTATGTCTTTTCTTCTCGCTTCTGCTTTTTTATCTTCTCTTTCTTGTCTTTTTTGAGCTTGCTCGTTAATAGATGTAGCCAATTTTTGCAATCTTAATTTTACAACATCATTTTTTAGTGCTTGAGCATCACCCTTTAATTTAAGACCTTGGTTTTTTAGTGCTACACCATCTGCTTTTAATTTAAGACCTTGGTTTTTTAGTGCTTGAGCATCACCCTTTAATTTAAGACCTTGGTTTTTTAGTGCTTGCCCTTCCATCTTTAATTCTTGCGTTTTTAACTGCACGGCTTGCTTCTGCAGCTTAACATCCGCTACTTTAATAGTCGTTTTTTTGCCTAGACCATCAAGTTTAGATTCAGCCTCATTAAGCATTGCAACAAAAGACTTAACAGCTTCAGAATTGACTTGAAAGCTAAATTTTGTAATTAGTTCTCTTACAACTACCATTATCGCTTACTCGCTCTTTCTACTTCTTCTGTTACACACCGCTCAATATCTTCTTTCATATCCAATAATGAATTGAGCTTTAAAACGTCCGCTAAACTGTAAGTAGTGCGTAGTTCCTCAAGAGTGGCTACTTTAGCCATTACTAACCGCCATAGTACCCACTCAAAACGAACTTCCAACGCTAAAACGCCGTATTCTTTGGTCTCTTCGGTTATTTGCTTGTAGGGTTTCCAATAGCTCCTAACAAAAAACCGTTGGCTTGGCAAACCTCCATAAAAGCTTTAAACATTTCACCATAATTACAACTGTAAACTTCGCCAATGTTCTGTTTTGTTAGTTGAACACTGTCTCTGTAAACAACACCACCCAATAAAACATCCTTAATAATGGTTAATTCAGGGTCGGTTTTAGCAATATCCCGTAATAACTTCCCACCAAGAGCAGGGATTGTGGTAGTAGCTAAAACTTTACTTAAATTGAAACGAGTACTACCTTTTGGGATAACAGTTCCGTCTTCTTTAATCTCATCGGTTTCTGTAATTTCAAAACCATTTAAAACCTCAAGCAAGCCTTCACCGCCAATAAAAGCCAAACGTGCAAGCATTCCTAAGCCTTTATCAGCAGGCATAGAAATAACTTTGTACTCTGCATTGCCAATAACAAACTCATGCGTCTGTAAAGCCATTGGTTATACCCCTTTTCTGTTAATGATATTATCAGAAGCGATAAAGTCATAAGTATAACCATCATCAGTAGTCTTTAATCCAAAATCAGGGCTTTTTTTCATCGTAGCTACACCTGTAATAGTAGAGCCATTACTTCCGTTTTTCATCATAAACGGTTGTGAACCAGCGTCATTAGGAAATAAAGTGCTTAAAACAGTTACAGAAGGACTCCCAGCACTCAATGTAAAGCTGATAGTAGCTAAAAAGGGTAAACGGTTAGTGGTTGTAAAATTATCAGCACCAATAGTAGCGGAAG